TTACGCCTTTGAATAATGCTTGGTCTGCTCGTTATTCTTGTAAAATGTCAAACCGTTAGAAGGAATCAAATAACAGGAATAATCATCAGAACCTACTTTTTGAGAACAAAAGATTGTTCCACTGTCTATTGAAGTTTCATTATATAACACATTATCTACATATCTACGCAGCCTAAGTCGTGGAAGATAATTAATAACACCATTCCATTCGCTTTCAAAAAAGCTCAAGTTCCCAACTTCTATACCGTCTTGAGTGTACATTTTGAGACTATTAGTAACCGGGTCTATTTCTATACGAGTACCATTCGAGGAAGTGGAAATCTTACCTACTATCTCTATTTCTCCATTTTCTTTAATTCTAAAAGAATCGTTTGGCGATTTTATATTCTTAAAGACTCCACTCGTAGCGTTGATCTCGCCATTGAATTTGTATTTTCCATTTTCCGGGTCAAGCTCAAACATTATCTCGTTATCCACCAAAGCAAAGATACCGGATCGTTCAACTCCATCAATGGTAATACACTTGTCACCCTGCAAGATACCGGTTAATATCGGTTCCTCAGCCGTCCCGGTGTTCTTACCCGTAAACAGCTTCGGGGATATCATATATTCGCTGCCTATCTGCACCTTGTTGGTATCCCAACCTATTAACCAATCTGGTACATTGGCCATCACCTTAGATATTGAAGCCTCGGTAATCAAGACATAATCAGGAATTGACCGTTCATAGGCCATCACCGCAATACCGTCATATTCTAATGATTTGTCGAGGGATATATTTATAAAGTTAAGCGATTCCAAGGGCTGAATGGAAAGCACTTCAACGCCTTCTTTTAAATAAGATACACGCCACCTGTCAGGAGTATAATCTTCCTTACTGCTTCCACTTATACGAAGCAACTTAGCTATAACAGTATTGCCGGAAATTGAAGTGCCATGTATATCGCACGGAATATCGCTAACACGGATACCGTTCATATAAAATTCTATCTGAAATAGAACGGTATCCTTTCCGTCTTCACCTTTCAGATTTTCTTTAGCTTCAGGGGAAAGATTATCCCAGCCAAGGATCACATCTCCCATCGTGCACACGTACTTTTTCTTGTCCGCATCCCACTCCCAAGAAATCGCACCACCGGCAAGTTTACCGGACCTGTCAGCTGCAAACTTAGCGGAACCATCGCCAAACTCAGCGGTACCGTCAGGATGGATGCAGTATACCGTATGGCCGCTGGTATCGGTTCCCTTTATCATGCCATTTTCGCAATAAAAGCCTCGCGCACCATCTCCCCCGGGAATATTACCGCCAAGACGTGTTTTAATCTTGCCGGTCCAGTCCTTACTATCAATGTCGAACATGATATCAATGGCAGGCTGACCACTCTCGTCAGCGTGGATATAGATAGCGGACTGGCGGTTCTTGTTGACCGAGTTGCCGAACTGCACAACGTCATTTCCAACCTCCGGAGGATTGACCACGATCCCTTCAGCATCCTGATCGAACTCCGACACCGGCACATGAATCACGTCATCCACAACAGACGCTATCTCGACATGGTAAAACGTCTGTTTAGTACCTGTATAGGTCTGACACCGCATAAAGTCATGAGTAATAAAGCTCATAGTCTCATCCTCCAAGGTGATGAGATACTCTGTGCCATCTTCAGAGAGAGTCACCGTAGCAATCTTACCACACGCTTGACTAATACCCAACGAACCAATGATAGCCCGCATCTTGGACACCAGCATCTCAAACACGATAAATTGTTCACGCACCCGGATGGAGTCGATCTCAAGCATCCATTTACCCTTTACGTACTCCCAGATTTTCCATCCGTAACCCGCAAACCCGGACATGAAATCTTCGACCACTTCAGCCACCCATTCTCCGGCAGCATTCAATATCTGTTTACCTGTCTTCTTCGCTGAACAAAGCAGACCTACAACCTTCGCAGTACTTAATATTGCCATAACTATAGCTTTATTATCTCTATCAAATTAACTCCAGGTACATAGCTCACTCCCAAAGTGTTCCAAAAATATATATCCAATAAACCATCGTTACCAACTGTTACGTTGTCAATCTCAACGAACTGAGTCATATTGTTCAGTGGGCTAAATGAAATATTTGTCTCTACATTGTTAGCCGAATAGAATACCGACGGAAATTGGTCTGACGGAAGATCCCTGTCACAAGAAGGCAATATTCTTACTTTATAAGTTCCTTCGGCAAATGCTTGAAACCGAAGCATAACCTTCAAACCGGTATTACTACCTGAATTGTATCTGCTAATGTACTTGGCAGGATATACACCGCTATCGTCTACATTAGGCTGACGTACATCTGTATTAATGGCTGACCGGTCTACAGTAATCTCACCGGGATAATCAGCTTTTCTTTTTAAGTAGTTACCGACTTCATCGCCGCTGGCATCCTTCAATATATTAGTTGTATAGCTAGTTCCTTGCACAATAGAGATATAATTTATTGTCTCACCATTGACCGTATCATAAGATATATTATTACCGAGTTGAGCAAATGATACGATAGTTTTTCCGGCAGTACCGCTACCGCCTTCTTTCTGGAAGTTGCAAGTTATTGTTTTATTACTCTGCACATTATTAACGGTCGCTGTTCCGGCATTAGTTCCTACACCGGTACTCGTATCAGCGCCACTCCAACTACCGATAACATAACCATCGTTAGCCTGTGCGTTAACGATTGCCTGTCCTCCCTCGGCAACATCCTGAACGGCAGGCGTCACAGTGCCGTATGCAGTGTTATTAGCCTTTCCCGTTACTGTATAAGATACGGCCGGACGTTCGGAATATAAGATAGATGAAGACTTGATTCCAGACTCGCCAAAACTGTTTTTAACCTGCACGTATACGGTCTTGGATGCATAACCAGATGAAAGTTGATAAGAAAAAGTTTTCGATGTGCCGACAATCCAGCTTGCACCGGATAAGTTGGCAGTCTCACCAACTTTATAATGAGTAAGTCCGCCAGTCATATTGAGAGTTATAGAAACAAATTGGTTGTAAGTCACCGTTACGCCATCATTGATTGATATCGAATTTAAAACCGGAGCGGTCTCATTCGCGGATAACCGTGCGACAAACGGAGCTTTTAAAGTGTCTTTTAATTGATTTACAAAATAGTAAGCATCCGTCTTATCTTCATCTGACAGACTGCTTTCAAAGTTAGACGTATATTTTTCAGCTGCCTCCAACAGATAATTATTGAAATTGATATTCAATAGAACGCCATCCCCATGACCAGCATAACTGTAACCTAATATATTATCAGAAACAGCCAACATGTCTATAGAAGTAGTACTGGATAACAATAAAGATAAATCTTTAAAATAATAGTTATGACCAAAAGGAATCATTATCTTAAAAGTAACTGTACTTCCGTTAGTACTTTTTCTAACAATAGAAGATAAGCGCATTTGCATGTACTCGTATATCTCATCCCAGGAAGCAACCCAAAGACTATCGTCACCACCTTTCCCGTATAGTGAATAGATAGTTTCCAATAACTCTATTCGGGAAAGGTCCACACGGTGCGTCGTTATACCTACCCAGTAGGGGGTATCGCTTGTATGTTGTTCAGCCAGTTCTTCCAGCTTTACATCATTAACGGAAGAATTGGTTCCGCCGTAAGTCCTTTTTTTGTATAATGAACCCGCTGGTTTCAGATATATCTTTTCCAGATGATGTAACGAACTACGGTAGAAGTCAACCAATGGAGACTCATCTGCCGCAGTAACATAAGCGGTATTACCGTCAGGGAGGCCCATTACTTTCATTCGACGATTCAATTTATCCAGAACCTTATCATAATCGGCTTTAAACCCTTTTACAATATCTGCCGGATTAGTCTTGTCATATATACGCTCATCAACATTATGATATAAGAAGGATACGCCCCAGTCTTTCATTAAGTCAAGTTCAGGCCAAGTTATATATATACTATTTTTGTTTGTTCCGTCTCCTATAAGACCGTTAGGATTATACTCGTTACCCCAAGTAGGCCATAACGCAACGCTAAAACCAAAACGGCGATCATTACCGCAGCCGTCAGTATATACGAGTGGATATTCAGGTATATAGCCGGTCGTCGGTGTGTTGCCAAGATGGAAAAACTCAGTATCATCGATCCATTTTTGATTAATTCTTCGCCAAATTCGTGCATAAGCTCCCTCTACTGAATCATCCGCTGTATATGTAAATGCGAAATGCTTGTCATATTTCAAAGGCGCAAAATTTAGGTTCACATCATCCGCACTAACACCGGAAGGAAGATCAATGCTAAATTCGATAATCTCTCCTGCAAGTTTAAGATATTCAAGGGTCAGCATCAAGGTTGAACCGGATGGTAAAGCTGACTTACATATCACAGATAATTTTGTCTCAAAATTTTCTGTCACATACATCTGACTAACGTCAATCGCTCCTGGATAAAACTTACCATCTGTATCCTTGACTGTTATGTTTTTAGCTGCTAAATACATATTATTACCCAACGGAGATTCGCTTACGGTGTACTCCTTTTCGGCCCCTACAGAAGTAGGAGGTTCAGATAATGATACAGTACAAGAATAGATATCATGTTCTTCTCCCTTGAATGAATAAGAACCGATTACTTTTTCTTCGTCAGAAATCCAGATACCACCGGAAGCGCCCGATATCCCTTCAAGATAATCAACTCTTGTAAGGAGCTGTGCCAGATTCTGCTTTTCCGTATTGGTGTAGTCATTCGTTGACAGTCCTTTACCTGCTATACTATCCTGTTTGGAATTCACAGCGCTGACTACTTCGTTAAATTCACTGGCAGAAAGTGTATCTCCTGTATTTTTAGTAGGAATATTTATATTTGCCATATTCTTTATTTTTTTACGTTAAACCAATGCAAATGAGAAAGTATACGGGAAACCGGATGACGGAGGTGTTACACCACCTTTAATAACAGATATAGGTACAAATACCATTTGTTGAATCCTCTTATCAAAGACAGGAATAAGCATGTTATCTTCATCTATGCTTCCCGAAAACAAGGATGGTGCCACATAACTCCACTCATTTTCACCCTTAACCGGAAGAGAACCTACCGGAGCAGTATCAACAGAGGAATTAACGTTGCTAAGCTCTCCAAAAGAAAGTTCTTCGGAGGATTCCGCTATTTCCATCACTGCATCTTCATCTTCTTCAATGATTAAATTCTCATCCTCTTCGACAATACCACTCTGTGATGTGGCTGGTGTCTGTTTGGGGATTCGAACCACCAACCCTTTTTCTATGGTAGCACCTCCTAATAACCTTAGCAAATAATTAGTGGAATCTGATTTGTCCTTACGAAGAAAGATCTTGAATAGCTCATCCAAGTTTGCCCCTCCTATTGCAACAACTCGATTCTTATTAGTTCTTATAAATATAAAAGGATTGCTATCTTCATTGTGGATATATATTTCCCCCTCATTAAGTCCTTCCAAATTTCTTTCTATATTGGGAGACACATCAGGTATAATAGGACTTCCATCAGGATTTACATCGCTTCCATACCACAATATCTTACTTACTCTCTTTTTCATCACACACCAACATAATCAACATTAACAAAAGCAGCATCTTCTTTGCTATATTGCAGCATCTCTCCATCCTTGGGATTGGTAATAACAAATCCTACAACAGAGCTAGAAGAACCAGATTCCGGTCTTCCCGCTATGCCGACAATACTATTTTCCTGAGGCTCTAAGGTAATAGAGAGATTAAACAACTGACTATCCTCGATAACTTGAGACATTTCCGGTACCGAGTTTTCTGACCGTACAAAGCCGGTATCTTTCACAATAAATTTAGAAAGACACAATATTCGGTTTAAGTGCCGGCCATACCAATAAGGAACTCCACAAGCGTCACCAATAGTAAGCACATATGAATCATAAGGAACAGAATACAGATTTTTAATTTCCTGCCATTGATTGCGATATTGTTCATTCTCCAGCTTAGGAGTATAGCCGTTTGGTTTAAAGCCCGCCTCAACACGCCAATCAAATATAACCTGTGTGTCTCCGATCCAAAAGATATTATTAAAAACCGAGTTATTATCTTTATGAGAATATCTGATAAGCGTTGTCCTTTCCAATAATTCAGAAGAAGAAGACACGCAGAAAGGTTCGGAAAGGATACCATTTACATTAACCTTATAATCACTGTCAGGCAATCCGGCCAATACGGCATAATGCATCACAACCTCAGAATTCTGGTTGTATGTCGAAAGACTAATACTGGTGGAAGTATCGTTGATTAAATCGATAAGCGTGGCTGATACGCTCTCGCCTACATTAGCAAATATCTGCAAGTGAATATTGTCACCTGTATAAAACTTCTGTATATAATCTACTTCAATCCCAAACTTGTCCTTTATTGGGTTAAAGAACAACGGGCAAACGTCGCCAATCTTAACCATGTCCTTACGTCCTTTTTTGAGAAGCAGGCTCCTTCACCTGCATATTGCAAATATACTAATTTAATCTTGATATACAATCGTACAACCGCTATTCGATACTTTTTATTATTAAAGTGTACTTAACAGCTTCCGATTTTCCATAATTGAAATCAGACTTACTTATATAACCTTTATAAACCTCTCCATGGTGAGTTAGAGAAATGTAGCCTTTTAAGTCTACAGGAACATCAACATCACCGGTTTCCACGCTGACTTCACCTATTGTAAAGTCTGATTCATTTATAGGGATATCCTCAGTTTCAGCAACACCATTAATAACGATATCACTATTACCATTGGACGATGCGAATGCAAGTAAAGAGGCACTTACACCTATATATTTTTTATTTGCCTCAATCATAAATCTTGGAGCATACATCACATTAAACATGCTCTCAGGAGATATAACGCCTGTTATCAAATAGTTTCCACCTCTAATCAATTTATATTCCCCTCCGCTAACAGATGCTCCTACAAAGAATATATCATTATCACTATCACTATCCGTTGTATCCTCTCCTCGTTTGGCTGCAAGGAATTCAATGCCATAAGCATCAGCACGATAAGGGCTTATGAGGTCCAATACGTTATCCGTAAGTGTGTGACCGGTAGTATATTCATTCGTAAAACGAAACTCATCCCTACCATTAACACTATCATAATCCTGCTTATCGTATCCGGCCTTTACATTTGCATAGATAAGTGATGCATTCACCGAATAGGTAAAATCATTCCATTGATCCGCCAGGTCTTTGATCTCTACATCAGTGAATAAACTATCTCTATGAACAAAAGACACTTTATTGTCATTTATAACAGGAACAAAACCAAACTCGGCCTCCATCCATTTAGTAAACTTTGTATAGCTGGTATATATCTTTGCTTTTTCCAACCCACGGATACTTTCGGCTGCAACAATAAGAGAATTATCCAATCTACTATCAACTCCAGAAGCGATTTCGCAAGTTACTCCTTCCTTTTCACCATTGATCGACTTTAATAAACGATTTAAGAGAGATATTGGTCTAACGACGTCAATAGATATTGTCTCATCTCGTCCCATAAATGATATATTGATATATCTTGGATCTGCAACCGGATAAGCAAAATCAAATCTTGTGGCTCCTATTGCAGTTAAAACGAAAAATAACATATCACCATTTGCCATCTTTATGTCAATCCCTTCATCCGGTGTTTTCATAGCGAAATAATTATCATTTACAGGTATTACTACGCGTAATATATCTTTATAACTTGTACCATCATAATGACGTAAGATTACATTTGAAAGACCTCTACCACCAAAGGTTCTAACAACAAGGTCAAATTTTATATTTACCGTTGTGAAAGTCCGTAAACATTTCAAGAAAAAGGCAGCAGGCGGTGTAGTATCAGAGTATGGTATATTATTGTTTTGCTCTTCATCATATACTTCTACTACATTCTTATTCTGTATATCCGGCGTTACAATATAAAGGGGAAGACTGCTGCTATAATCTTCTGAGTTTTGAGGAACATCTACATATGTATGCATTACCACTTCACTTTCGACTTCATTCTCGCCTGTAATTGTATAATTAACCTGATTATGCATTTGCAAACGATCATATAACAATCTCTTTTCTTCCTTTAATTCACCAACCGGATATTCATACTGCGTTCCCTTATTCGCCTTGATAAGAGCCGCCAAGCTATCATCAACTGCGTTAATACTGATTATGCTCCCATCGTCACTGAATGTAGAAAAATCAAGCGCACAACGGAACCACTCATTCCAAGTCCATGAGTTATTGCGCGTATAAAATACAATGGATGCAGACGCATCTATATAAGCTTTCCTGTATTCTCCCTTCAGTAGAGAATACCCCGACCCGGCAAACTGAAACTTCGTGGAGAAGGATCTAATCACACCGTCATAATTATCACGCTTAAAAGACAATTTCACATCGTCCCAATTGGACAGATCATCGGTTACATCATAAGCATAGCCACCGACCAATAACTCACATTTATACATACTATTTCTTTTTAAGTGAACGCAACATTGCCTGTGTCTCTTCGCATACCTTCTTTACCATATAGGCATATTCCTTTGCAGAAAACTTGTGTATGTCGATGTGCATTTTAAAATGCTCCATCAACATAATTCTCTCCCTAGTAAAGTAGTCTTTACTCATTGCCGGCTTAAGCTCTTCCGGCCGGCTATCCCTTAGTTTCTCAAGCCTATATTGAGATGTGGACAAAATAGAAGCTACACGTTGGCGAATTCTAGCCTTATCCTTGGCGGGTATCTTAAATCCGAATCTTACAAGCGTCTTACTTACTTGTTCGAACTTGCCTTCCGAAATGAGATATTCACAAACCCTCATACACTCTATTTTAAGTTCACAGTTGAGCATTTCATTCTGCTTTGTTATTTCCGCTATCGCAGAACGCCCTCCTACTATTTCTGAGTATTCGGCAAGCAAGCGTTCGGCAATTGCTATTGTATCAGCCTCAGCAAGCTCGCCATCAGAAACTTTAGTCAGATTTCCCATGAACACTTCTATAAAGCGAGACATGGGGATTTTATCTAAATCGTCGTATATCATGATTAAGCATTTATTTATAGTTATATCTTGTAACATTAATCATCTTAAGAATTTCTTTCCTACCAATCCCTGTTATTCTCCGGTGGTAGATTATTCTGCCATTATCAAGACATTCTTGTTTAATATCAAACCACCCCAATTCTGAATATTTTGTATATGGAACCCAAGTTTGGTTAACTTTATACTGAATGCCTAAGACCTTCAATTTATTATTCAACTCAATGGCAGACTTTAGACCTAATTCCTTAGCTATTTCCGTACAAGTGTATGTCTTATTTACATGAGTAAGTATTGCTACCTGCTTTTCTGCCTCAACACGAGCTGAACGCTCTTCTTTCAACTTCGTAAGCAATTCAATTCCAAAATCCGGATTATTTAGAATTTGGTCAATCACATTGTCAGTGGCATATATGCCATGTTTACGGATAGAAGGTAATACCTCATCGCACACCCAATCTTGAAACTTTTCGGCATCAGGGAGATTGCTTCTCATTATCAAACGAAACACATCCTTTTCTGGAATGTATACCAGATTTACACCTCCAAATCCATTTTCATGAGGGTGAAACACCTTTTTGCCTGATTTACAATGCCTTTGTATTGCATCAGCCGTATCAGAATATCCTAATGATGTTGCTACATCCTTTGCACAAAATAAAGGCTCACCACTTTCGCTCATAGTAATTCGGACTTCTCCGAACTGCTCATTTTTAAAAATCTGTATGTCTTTCATAACGTCGTTCTACGCTCCTTCACACGATAATTTTAATGAGAAAAATAAATGTTGAAAATATCTATATGATAAATATTTACCTGTCCATAGTTACCATCGAATATTTTCTTTATCTCATAACCATGCTCATAAGACAAGGCTTTAAGTTTACGCCAATTGATTTTTCGCCAATTCAATCCCTTTTCCTTGGCATATCTTTTAATAGAATACCACTTCATTGATTCATCAAGCTGTTCGGTCTTCTGTTCAAGAAGAAATTGAGCTTTCTCTTTAGCCTCTACCTCATCGGCAAGCTGACGAAGGGCAGCAGCATAGGACTGGGGCACTTGCAATTCTTTTAGCCTAGCTTCCATAGCTTTAAAAGCATTAATATAGTCCAATTTAAACAACAATGCCCTCTTACCGGTAAATCCCATAGCAAGTAAAGAAAAACCATCACGGTTCATTACGAACATCGGATATGACTGCCCATTTTGTTCATTGACATAAGTTGTTTCAGCAAACATTGGGTCAGCCGAATTTTCGGCACACCCCTTAACTAATTCACGTATTGCATTTAATACGTGTTTATGTTCTTTCCCAAACTTTTCAGCTACCAACAAACTGTTTGTCAATACCCGATTGCTACCATCTTTAAATACTAAATCTTTCATAACGTCGTTCTGCGCTCCTTCACGCAGTGGTTTAAATATATTAACAATGTAATGTTTCAGACAATAGCCTTGGAACTATATAGCTCAAGTATGAACTTCTTGCCTATCTCCGTCCAGTACATGTGCTGCCTAGTCTTGATATTCCCAAGGCTATCAATGTATGCGTGAGGCTTGTGCACGGTATAGCCTTTATCCCTATACTTAGAATAGAGATAGTACACTCCACTTTCCTTGTACTGTATTCCCCATTGGCAAAGAAGTTTGTTTAGCTTGATGTCAGATATGCCAAGGCATGCCGCTATCATGTTGACGGTAAGATAGCCTTCAGAGGAAAGAATCTTATCACAGTATTCGACTTTGGGAGCAGCCTGTTTCAGTTCTTTGTCTTGTAATTCAAGGGTGTTTTGCAACTGTTCGGTTTTAGCTTCAAGCTGTCTTAAGCGCTCTTCAGATGCTTCCAAACGTTTCTGCAAAATCTGTTGGGAACGCATAAGAATATAATCATCATTCTTTAGTAGGGATTCCCGTTTGTTGAACTCGTTAATGAAGCGTTCCTTAAACTCTCCTGCTTTTGTACCAGTATAACCCATGACAAGGAAGCTGAAACCGTCTTTGGTCATTTCGTAAGCGGTTTGCTCTCTGTTTCTTGCATCCTTGTAAGTGATGCGCTCAAAATTGAGCCGATTAAAACTTTCTGAACATGAGAGGTTTTCAATATCCCTCACTACATTTTTGTGTTCCTTTCCGAACACCTGCGCAACGATTAATGAAGTAGTAACATCGTTGCCATTACTGTCTTTAAATACTAAATTTGCCATAACGTCGTTCTGCGCTCCTTCACACAGTGTTTTAAATTAAAAGAAATGAAAGCCACCAAAGTGTCGCACGGCCCTGATGGCTTTCGGTAAATTAATTCGCCAATTAATTACCTTAGATTGTCCGATGGAGATAATCAAGCTCTCTTTGAACCGCCTCCTTCCTACGGGCCTTACTTAACTTGCGTACTTCATCTGTTAATATGCGGATCTCCTTTCTTAATTCAAGAGCACCGGTATCTACATTTACTGTGAAGGGAATGCCTTCACGTTCTGCGTCCTGTGCCATCGCTCCCAAGTCCGATCTAAGAAGTGGACGAACAGAGATGTATTGCTCCAAATCAGGAACTACCGTTGCACCTTTAGGCAAGTCTACCAATGTAGGTATGGAAGGAGTGGCAAAGAGGCCCTTATTCGTTAAGATACCCTCTCGCCTACCCCCATCACCTACGATGGCTAAACCTCCGGGATGGTTGTCGGTTCCTTTGGCGTATTTGGGGATGGGTTGAGCGGCAATAATAGCTGTTTGTGCGGCTCCCATAACTCCTACTATGGCAGCAAGAACAAAATTTGGCAAAGCTTTAGTTACGGCAAGAGAAGTGGCAATAATTGATTGAACTATACTGTTGGCTTTCTCCCACTTAGCACTCTTCTCCTGCATCTGGGCTTTTTGCTTTTCCAATTCTTTCTCTTTGCGGGCTGTCCGTTCTTCAGCAGCACGCTTTCTGGCTTCCGCCTCCTCAGCTGAGATTGCACCTAATGTCTCTAAGTTTTCAATCTGCTCAATTTCTTTATCATGTGATTCTTGCAATGCTTCCTGTTCCTCTTCTATCCTTTCTATCCTGGAATCATACATATTACTCATGATCTCAGATACACCTTTTGATATGTTAGAAAAAGAATCCAGAATCAACTTAGCTCGATCTTCAGAGCTCATTTGATTCCACATCTTCTTAAACATATCAACTATGCTTGTAGTGGAACTATCAGCACTGGATACCATTTTGGATAGAGTTTCATTAAACACACTGAAAACGTCTGCCCATCCCCCCATAGTCTCGTCCGCAACTTCTTGCATATTGCGTAACGCAGAAATGAAGCCTTCAGACCATTGCTTTGTCTTCTCTCCATCTTCCGGATTAGCAAGAGAAACTGCTTCCAATTGAGCACGCAGATTATCTATCCGAATCTGTATTTTCTTAATCTCAGCCTCTGGAAGAACTCCTTGCGCGGCAACCAATTCAGCCTGAGCTTCAGCCAGCATTAACTCCAGCCTCAGCTTTGCAGCATCTCTCTGAATATTATATAAGCCTTGCTGATATTCCTTTTCGTTTATCTCTCCTCTTTTATAGGCTTTCTCCAGAGCGTTAAGGCGCTGCTGGTTATTTATTTCTAATTGGGAAAGCTGCATCTCATTCTCTTGAGATAAGAGCTTTATTCGATCCTGAACATTGTTCTTTAGAATATCTTTAAATTTCTTATCATACAGTTCATTAACTTGTGCTTCATCCTCTCCCCTTTTTCGTGCCTCAGATATAGCAACTTCCCTCAATACTTCATTGAGCTGTAATTGTTTCTCCAACCTCAAATCAAGTTCCTGTTGGGAATTTCCTTCTATTATTTCAAGATCCCTCTTTAACCGGGATTGTTCCAACTGAGTATCATATTTCAAGTTGATATCCTCAATCTCTTTAGCTTCCAGTTGAGCATAGGTTTTCCTTAATTCAAGTTCCTTTTCCGATTCACCTTTAATAATGGATGCACGCTCTTGATATTTCGCCTTTACCTGTTCTATTTCTGAAATACGTTCAGCATCTATTGTCTTAGCCCTGGCCATAGCCAAAAGGTTATCTATCTTTTTTATATAATCCGCATACTTCTCTCTTTCTTTGGTAATTTGCTTGATTGTCTTTGTCTGATACACCATTAATTCCTCATCAGCTTTTTTTATGTCACTATTAGCCTTTAAGTAGGAATCAACGATACCTCTTGCCTCATCTTCAGACATTTTGCCTCTAATGGCAAATACCTTCTTCAACATGGTATCATAGTCATCTTCGGCCTTAGAGGAAGCATCCAGCGTTTTCTTTATATCTGAACGGATTGATTTTAAGGCGGTATCGGCACTGGTTTTCTGCTGTTGCCAGAAGTCAAAAGTATCTTCCTTCGGAGCATTGAATAGTCTACTTATATCTAAAGAGGAGGTTAACTCTTTGTTTTTTCGATCTATAGCATCAATACCCTTTGCGTATTTATTTAATTCTTTATTAGTCTCTTTTATTTCATCATTTAAAATCTCAATTCTTCGTTTTTCTGATTTAGTTAAATCTTCTGGATTTTCAACCCTTTCTTCTTTTTCTAATATTTCCTTTCTTCTTTGATAATTATCTGTCAATAAGCTATTATATTTACTTTGATATTCCAAACGCAGTCTTTCGTTCTCCGTAATCTTCTCCGAAATGGCTCTTGCTTGAGCCGTAGCAATAATTTGCTCTTTCAAATTTTTATAAGCTATATTAAGAGCATTGATGTTAACCCCTTCCTGCGTCAGCACGTTTGAGTATTCAGGGAATGTCTTTATCCATTGGTTGCCAAATGCAGCTAATTCCTCCCGGCTCAATGTTGTGTCACTTAATTTTTTATACAATATATCCAACTGAGCAATTTCTTTAGCACTATCAGAAATACCCTTTCTGCGAGCCTCAGCAAGATCTACCTCTGCCCTTGTCAATCTTATCGTTGCAGACTCTGCGTTGAACAGGCTACCAATCCATTCTATAATATCCTTACCATACATAGAAAGAACTGTAATGGCCAAAACTAATGCGGTTTGCCAACTGAATATCGAAGATACTACTTGTTTCCATACTGGAATACTAGAAATACCCGCTTTCTTAAATTCTTCATATTGGATTTTCGCCTTCTTTATTTCATCAGCAAGTATAGGAAGATTGTTGGATATAGCCAAGAAGAAAGTATTCCAGCCAATAGCTAAAGATGGCAATTCTCTTCCTATCTGTTGTACTGATACCTGTAATCCATTCCAATGAGAAGCATAGTTACCAACATTTCGTTGGTAGTTTCCCATTTGGGCATCAATGGACTTTAATTGGTTCTTGAGCTTGTCTATATCCTTAAGTAAGTTTACACCAAACTCACTATTACGATCAGTTTCAGATAGATCTTTAAATCTTTTCTCCAAGACCAGGAGAGACGCATTCATCTCATTGTAACTACCGGTTAGAGATATTGCAACCATTGCATGATTCTTTAACCGGTTCGAATATGCCTGGTTCTGAGCTGATAATTCTCTTTCCGTTTGAAGAAGCTTTGTTTTCTGCTCAATATATTTTTGTTCGGTTACAATGCCATTGTTATAGTCTCTATCCAGGTTCCTTAGTTCCTGTCTTATACCAGACAAATCCCTGGTATTTGAAATCAGCGTATTATTGAGCTTTTGTACTTCAGCATTGTAGCTTTTTACACTCGATAATATTCTATCATACTCTCCTCCTGCAATTCCAACATTTTTTGCAGCTTCTCCAATTGCCGCAGATGCATTTTGAGTTGCTTGCGCAGCCTGCTGTTGTGACTGAGAGGCAGAAGACGATGTCTGAGTTATCTTTTCTAAGGCAGAAGATGCTCTATCAAGACTTTCTGTTAGCTTATTAAACATAGACACCACATTGCTAGCATTAGATAGCTTCTGTAAACTTTTTCCTGATTCTACTAAAATCGCATTGAGTTCCTTTTGGAGCTTAGCGATTTTTGTTTCAGTCTCATAGAGTTCTTTAAGGATTGTATTACCGCCTTTAGCCTTTTCCTTTAGTTCGACATAACCAGTAACCTTTATTGTTACCTGTTGAGCTAGTTTTTCAGCAAAAGCAGCGTATTCGGCTTTTGCCAACATAATTTCTTTTGTAAATCTATCAACTTGATCAAAAGCTTTTTGGCCAATAAAATCTGTTATTTTTAAGTCCTGAGCCATACGTCCATTGTTTAAGTAGCGTGCGACATTACCCGCTGGCGCAAATATAAATATACCCAGGTTACAAAAAAGTACATATTAATAATAAAATTTAGAGGAGAAGGAAATTTTTTCCGTACAAAAGTGTACATAATTAGATTTAGGAGGGATCAACAAGGAAAGGAGATAAAAAAAGCGGGGTGTTTGCCCCGCTAATCTCAATTACCAATGCGATAGAAATAGTGATAAAGTATCTATATCTTTAAATTCTTATGATTTATTTCAAGATAATAATCCAAATCTTCTGAGTTCAAACTTACTTATTCGGGAATTATTTTTAATTTTATCACATACAGTTGACACATCTTCTTCAGCCAAGGAACCTAAATATGAACTTTTTAAAAGTTTTATTTTCTTCACAGTCTTAATCGAAGAACAATCTATATAGCTATCATATGAAAGAAAATCATAATCCTTTCCCTTTACAGGATGCTGCATCGCTTGAACTAAGGGTGGCAATTTCATATTAATATAAGAATTAAATATAACACCACCATAAGCATTACCTTTATTATCAAATCCAAGAACAACAAAATATTTGTCACGATTGGCATCACCCGGCTTTGGCGTTACACCATTAGCTTTATTCATCGTAATGCGGAATACATCTCCTATCTTAATTTCCGAAGGCTTCATTAAATTCTATCGATTCATTGATATATTTAATTAATCCATCACTTGCGCCTCCATCACGAGCTATTTCTCCTGGATCAATGACATGCGGCCCCTTCTGCCTCCTCGCCTTTTCCCAACAATTTGTATGAGAAGTTTTTTCCAATTCCGCAAAATTCATCTTTCCATATTTAGAAATACATTCATCTAAAACTTCAATATCATATTTAGATAAGTAATCTGCATCAGACTCACGTTTTGGTAATAAATAGTAGTCCACAACATGAATATCTTTTTTCATATCAGGAAGAACACTTTGCTGTCCTTTAATTGTATTATACAATTCTGTAGGAACAGGACCATGAGGAAGAGCACAGAATTTATCCGTTATCATTAATTGCCCCCATTCTACTAAACTACGCTGGTTGGCAAAGTACAATATTTTAAATAGATGATAATAATCTATACCCCCTGTTTTATTGAGGATATAAAGCACCACTTCTATAATTCTCTGTTTATCAAAGCTTGTCATCCTTATTATCTCCTTTCTTTTAAACTTTAACAAATAAAATCTTTTTAATTCAAAATAGATTTATCTGGTTCTTTCTCATCATCACACTAAAATACGAAATATTACTCTTGACAATCAAATAGAATTTCAAAAAAATCTTTCTTTGTAAGTCCCATATTACGAAGAGTGTTCTTTATAATAAATTCTGGAACGGGAGAAATATGAGTTTGAACAATTATTGGCCTTGTCAAATCACGCCTCGTCCACTTTTCATGTCCCCCTTCCGTAGATATATGCTTACAGCCTGCCTTACGTAAGAATTCACGAAATTCCGCCAATGGAACATTACTTAATTTCTGGGTATTCATATCAAGCAAAAGCAGGGATTCCTATATTCTCTGAATATTTCACATAATCTTTATTTTCCACAATATCCTTAAATTCCGGTATCTTATCCATCATTGCAGATATATCCGGAGACTTAATTTTCCGTTGCCTCTTGCTTTTTATATCCCAACCATGTTTTTTCAAATCAGCTACAAGCGTATTCTTTCGTATGCAATATTCCACATAAATACCCATACTCTGTTCAAAGGATTTTTTAGCTTCATTTTCATTCTCTCCATATCCTGACATATCAAGAGCAGGACAATATGCAATAAAAACATTGTCCTCCCGGAAGAGATACACACCTACTTTAATGATTATTTTAGTAGCACCGTCCTTAAATTCACCTTTAAACGAAAGATTACTCATAATTATAAAATCATTATATAAATTACACCATTAGCCTTATTCATTGTTATCATGAAACCTCTCCATCACAAACCATTTTTCCTAGTTTAATACCATCATGTTTTATCCACAAAATGGATTTAATAGCAATCACATCATTCTTAATATCCTTTAAGTCTATACCCAATTGAGTAATATCTCTTTGATGAATATCACATTGAGCATTGCAAACCTTTCTCTCAACCTCTTCTAATCTATGGTTGTTAACCCCAGACCTAAAGGCTCTTTGTACTATAAACCATACTCCACCAAGAATTGCCGCAATGGAGGAAATAACAACCCCTATGATTTCAATAAAGCTCATATATCTAAAAATTTATTGAGTATCTTTATTTCATTTCTTCAAAGTTTAGTATGACATATACAAAGAAACACAATTATTCACTATGAATAAAATTATTAAGTAGAATTTTGTTCTTTATCTATTGCACACTTAAACTTCCTCTTATCATATATCTTTGTTATACCAAAGGTATATTGTCTTTTAATATGCAAATATAGATAATTATTTGCATTATAATAACCATTGATACATAATTAACTATCAATTTAGATATCTATAATACTAATTAAAACAACTATTAGACAACCAACTGAATTTATTATCTTAAAATGAATGTGATTATAGAAATTATTACTCATTATACTTGATGAAACTATATTAAAACTATGATTGATTGAATTTTAACGAAGTTATACCATCGTTTTACCCAAATTATTCATATATTTGCATTATCAACATTTCTACATTAGAATTATGGAAGATAAATTTATAGAACTTATTAGCGAACATTTTGGCATATCATTCTTTATTGGAGTGGTCCTAGTAGGTGTGGTTATTTTCTTAATATGGTGGGCCAGAGGTGTATATGACAAATTTAAAAGCATTGATAAACTTCCATGTCAGGCTAATAGTAACAAAATAGATAGTCACATCAACAAACATGGAGAAGTAGATGTTACTATTACTCGAATTGAGGAATCCATTAATCATTTGGAGGAAAAAGTACAAAATATCGACAGTTTACCATGTCATTCAAATATCGAAAAATTAAATAACCACATCAATAAGCATAGTGAAGTAGATGTGGCTATTACCCGCATTGAGACATCTATTAATTACCTACAGAAAAACATAGAATCTTTATCTCAATCATTGCAAAGTAACAATAAAGGGATTATTCTTGATCCATTTACTCAGACTCACAGTCCATTATCCATAACTCAAGCTGGAAGAGAAATGATGAATCGGTTAGGCGTGCAAGAAATGTTTCTAAAAAATTGGGAACGCATCAACCAACTTATAACGGATCATGTAGAACAAAAGAATCCTTATGACATACAACAGTTCTGTTTAGAGCAGGCAGTGGTTTTCCCTGAAAAGTTCTTAAACGAAGACAACTTAAATACAATAAAGCTAGATGCTTATGAAAAAGGAGTACCTTTAGCTTCTTATATGAGAGTTATTGCAGTATTAGCTCGTGATAAATATTTTCAAGAACACAATATCGACGTCTCGGAAGTAGATAAAAATGATCCAAATATAAGAGAATAGATACATTATAGTCAATTATCTATGAAAAAACAACTAATCTAACATCGTTAGTATCAATTTAAAAACGTTATGAACCGGAATAATAGATATTTCGTGAAGATAATAAATAAAGGGATGCAAATGCACCCCTTTATTTATATCAAGCATCCAACAAACCTATATTTTAGATAGGAAGAACATTAGGATATTTCCGGTAATACAATTTAGTCAACGTGGATTTAAGGCTGTTATAGTCTTTTATGAAACCCAAATCTATCCATTGGGCTATTTGCAATTCCAACTCATACAGTTCACGAATTTTAGCCTCATCACCAATCTTATTACGCATTTCTGATTCATGTTTGCCATAGACTATGATATTGAGTGATTTTGCCAAATCCTTAATTTTTCTTTGAAATATATCCCCAGGGAGTATTGTACAAACGGAACGACACATAGCAGGATAAGCATCACCGGCTAAATTACGGTATTGAATCATCTCATCATATACAAAGCGTATTACCTTTACTTCAAAACGAGGGTTAATCCACATTGCGAATTTTGTAAATAGAAAAGGATGCATCCATACCTCTTCTTTAGGTCTGCCAGCTTTACCTTTTTCTTTAACCTTACTCTTCTTAACTACCTGATTATCAATTTTAGGGGAATTTTCCCCTAAACCATTTTCACGTTCTTCAGCTATGAGCGCTTCTATAAAATCTCCGGTTCTTTTAGCCAAAAGAAACTCATCCATTTTTCTTTGTTCATTTCCTTTTACTGAATTCCATTGACGTAACAAGTCCCCACCGTCAAAATAGCCATCTTTTGTTCTCTGACTAACTGTAAATTCACCCATAGGGCGAACCATGATTTGATTTGTTTTCATAATAAAGTCTTTTCGTTCGAGGACGTACCGCATTTCTTCATGCGGAGATAAAAAGGCAAAAGCCATGCAGGGGGTTGCGACCTACACAGCTTTCTATATCTTAATCCTCTGATTAATTCTAAATTTCATAAGTACAACCCAATGCTGGGCAAATATAATAATAATTTTCAAAAATAGCACTTTTAGAGCCGTTTTTTTACAGAATAATTATAATCTACCAATTAATCTTTTGTTGGCAAAAGAAATTCCCTATAGCGAAGGGGGATCGCTGAAGGGGAATATTATAATCACAAATTGTTTCAAACATATACCTATTATGATCTTGATGCAAGAATAAGAATTATCTTTCAAACAAATACAAGAATTGATTACATCTACAAAGTATACCCGTCACGAACAATCCTTACCAGTCATTTTTGTCATTCCCATTTATATCACCAACAATCTTCTCAATTATCATATTAAAATGTTCTTCTATATCTTTTTTTATTTTTTCTTGTTTCACTTTACCGTTATTTTTAAATATATGTATAGTAAATCCCAAATCTTTCATATCATTTCCACTTAAACTTATATAACATTTTTCATGATTACCATTAAAAGTATAAACACTTGACACAATTGGAGCATCAAAACGAACTCTTCCGTCCTTAAAGCGAAGTATAAAATTATAATCAATTGTATAATCAAAGTTCATTATTCTCTTAACGGTTATAGTTCCTGTTCCATTAATATTAATAATTTCTCCCTCTACTTTACTTGCAACAATATTAGGAGCCTTATATAGAGACGTTATAGAAACGAGAGCTTCATTATATAAGTCTATAGCAGACTTTCCGGCAAACTCCTTTATTACAAATTCTTTTTTTGTATCCTGATCCACAAACCCATTTGGAGTTAATTCAAATTGCGCACTACATACAGATGGCAACAAAACAATCAATATTAATACAATCTTCTTCATACTATTTATAATTTATCATCAATTTCACCTTTTACCATATATTTATGCAATAGAAAGAACAATTCTAAATCTCTATAAGTTATAGACAAGGATATCTCTCCATTATTTCCAGAAAGTTCCATTTCTATCCTACAATCACTAGTATGCCATTCTGTTGTATATTTCAAATGCCCTAAGCTTATGGCAATACCGTAATCATCTCTATTATCTTTAAACAATTTATCTATCCAAACGACATTGCTATTATTGGGAACACCATATTTAGAAGATAAAGAACCTTTCAATGTATTATACAATTCAATGTAATCATTTTTATTAGAATATTCATTTAATAAATCGTACGAACCTTGCAAAAATTTGCCATATCCAAATAAATATGTAACATTACATTTTGAGCCTAACAAATAATCTTCAAAAATATAAAAATCATTTCTATCACTCAAATTTTCTTTCTGTTCTAAAGATCTAATTTTTTGAAAAGAATCTCCAAATCTTGCCTTTCTGAAAACAGGCCTTATACTATTAATAGGTTTGATTGTAACCGTACAAGACGAATCAAAGAAAGATGATACTTTTATATAAGAGTTTTCTTTAAACCAAATACTAAGATTAATTCCTCCCTCATTAGATTCATCTGGCAATCCTATTTCTTTTTCTATTTCCGATTTAATATATTTGTAGCAATTACGCCCAGACTTATCTTCATATCTAATAGAAAATTCTCTTATATAATTGTTATCTATAGAATCTAAAAGAATAGCTCCATGAGTACTTTTATCACCTATTACAACCTCCTTAAAATAAGATTTATACAATAACCCACGTAAATAAACTTCATCTTTTTTTTCTATATCATTAGGATACTCTTTTAATAATCCCTCCTCGCCTTCTTCCCAATTAACGCTATTGAGCAAATTGATAACCGTTACTTGACATATTGCCAAAACAGGTATCCCAAGTAAAATAAAAAACAATACGATCTTTTTCATAATATTAAATATTAATATTCACAAGCAAAGGAATACATTTTTAACAATATAACCAATATATATAATTACAATCTTTTCAATTTATATTCTGTCTAAATAACAAAGCACAATACCAATGGAATATAAGCCTCATCAATACAATTGCGCTTTTCTTATATTATATTCTATTTGCACCTCCTTTGTACTCTCCTCGTACCTCCTTCGCTGTTTTCATTATTGTATAGAAGCGAAGAAGGAGCAAATCTGATAAGAATATAATTACTTCTTGACTCTATTTTTTTTGCTAAGCTTATTGCTAATTCAACAAATATTTGTATATTTGCAACTGAACGTTACAACATAAAATTCTTGGGCAAAAACAGCGAATAATTTTTGTACAAGATATTGGGAGCCCTCTAAGGTGGCAGAAAGGAAACGATCTGCGACATCTATGCCCTGCGTATGTTGTGACGTTCACACCTACGGAGGGCTTCTTTTTATCATCATTCTTAAGATATGAACGTCACAACGAATGAAATCCATTTGAATGGGAATAATAGTACCATACAAATTGCGTCTGCTCACGAAACGGGTAAAGTTAAGATCCACGAACATCCTTTATTTGGTAAGGTTCGTATGTTTGTTCAAGACGGTAAAACCTGGTTCTGCGGAACGGATATCGCAACATCTTTAGGTTATTCTAATCCACGTAAGGCGATCTTAAATCATTGTAAATCACATGGCGTAACGAATCGTGACGTCATAGATTCGATGGGAAGGACTCAACAAATGAAGTTTATCAACGAAGGCAACATCTATCGTTTAACCGCTAAAAGTCAAATGCCGAAAGCTGATGAATTTGAAAGCTGGATATTTGACGATGTAATTCCTTCAGTTATAAAAACCGGTAACTATTCTATCCAGCCTCAACACAACATCCCTAAAACCTACAGCGATGCCCTACTCCTTGCCGCAAACCAAGCCAGGCAGATAGAGAACCTGAAGGAAGAGAACCATTTGCTGGTATTAGAGAATAACAGTTACCGGGAAAAGGTGGAATTCGCAGACAGCATCATGCAGTCCAAAAATTGCATTACCATTGGAGAGATGGCGAACATACTTAACCAGAACAAAATCTTCCGGAAAGGACGTAATGCACTTTATGGTGCACTCCGGCAAAAGGGTTATCTATTAAAAAGAGGTATAAGGTATAACCTTCCTACCCAGAAGTCCATATCGGAAGGGATTATGAGGGTGGCGGAAATTCCCTCCCATACCATAAGCGGGATCACCATCAACCGAAGTGCCGTTATCACTCCAAAGGGACAACAGTACTTCATTAAGATGTTCCGAAAGCTTAAAGGGGACAAACAATTCTCACTCAGCTTCTAAAGCTAAGAATCAGATGGTATATTGTAGTACGGAAAAAGCCGTACAGCCCCCTTTATACCCATTCGAGACCTATAACCAAGTGTATTCATATAAATTACATTGTCATGGAACGTCCACCTATAAAGTATATAGTCCAGATTGATAACATGTATCTGGCTGATCTTATGTTTTATTGGACCTATTACAATCAACCATGCACCCTTGTGCTCCTAAAGCCGAAGACAGAAGGATTGTCGGCGGTCAAGCTAATAGTAGACAGTGACGAGGCCGCAAGCTTCCTCTTTCGGGTACAAGAGAAGACGGGATGCAGACTGCACATCAAAGATTAAATTATGATTGAAATCGCATTGTCTTTAGCATGCCTGTACGCAGGTTACAGGATGTTCAGAAAGAAAGGAGAACCTTTCTTCTATAACTAATATTACGAACAATAAAAAACGAACAATTATGAAAACGATAACAGATTTAAGCATCATTGCAGCAAAGATGAAAAGCATAAGAGAAAACATAGATACTCTTATGTGGAGACTGGACGACCGGAATTCTTCGAATACCATAGATGTAAGAATCAGGCCTTATAAAAACATTGGTAATGAATTATCAGAAGTATTATCGGAATTAAGCGCATGCGGACACATAAAGTTAAACGAAATAGACGAGAATTTGAAATTCAGAAGCTAATATTACAGGTAAACTAAAAAAACGAACAATTATGGAAATTTACAGAAAAGGTAAAATTACAGTAGATTCTGAAATGATCATGGAACAACTGCTTCTGAATTCAGAAGCGTGCGGAGTACTCTTCGAAAAAGTGAAGAGACTGGAAAAAATAGTTTGCAGCCGAAAGGAAGCAGAAAACCCTGAAGGCACAGGGAATGATACCGGACAAAACCCGTACATGAAAATAGTTACTAAAAACAAATATAAAAAGATGCCACATAAACGATAAGCATTGTACAGCACGTTAAGGCTCCGGCCCAACGACTCGCAGTTACAATACGTCCCGCCAGCAATACGGTTGGCGGGAAGGTGGCGACAGCATCCTTCACATGATTATTAAGACAGCCCCGGGCTTAGGTTTGGGGCTGTTTCACGTTCAAATGTTAAATATTCGACAAAGTAACATATTTGTTACTCATAAATTTGGACATAAGTAACAGATGTGTTACTTTTGCACTGTCAAACAAGAGGTCATTGATTTTTTTACATTAATTGCTTATGAAGTTTTCTGAACTGTATCAGCTACTGGAAAACAATGGGTGGAAAAAGGTAGAAGGAAAGAAACATAGTAAATATGTTCATCCTGATTATTCTAATTTCATTCCAGTAGGTAGACACCCTAGTAAAGAAGTTCCGAAAGGTACTTTAAATCAGATTTTAAAGAATGCGGGGTTGAAATAATACCCGCTTTCTTTTTTGATACAAATAAGCAATGCAGACAGGAAAAAGAAATGAGAAATGTACATATTCAGATCTAATTCAGGCAGTTCTACTTGTTTGAAGGGATTTTCTTGTCTGTATATGTACATTTCTCATTTTTTTTGATATGATTTAAACTAAAAATAAAAAGGATTATTATGACTACAAAGGTTATTAAGGCTATTATTGAAAAGGCTTCTGATGGTGGATACGGAATATATTGTCCGGACTTAGAAGAAATCTCCTTGTATGGATATGGCTTGACCGAAACGGAAGCCAAAGAGAACTTACAAGAAAATTTAGAAATGTTTATTGATGAAAGCGAAAATGAAAATATCATTAACGCATTAAACAAAGGAGATATCTCATTTGATTATCAATACGACATTTCCGGGTTCTTCAAAACTTATAATTTCTTTAATATTAGTGAACTTGCCAAAAGAATAGGCATTAACCCTTCACTAATGAGACGTTATAAACAAGGAATAACATTAGCATCTAAAGATCAGAAAAAGAAAATAGAACAAGAAATTCATATTTTAGCAAAAGAATTATGCGCAGTTCAGTTTTGAATACTTCAAAGCTTTTTGTTTGACAACAACCTGTACTGAATCCTTCCTGTTAATGGAAGGTGTTTTGAGAAAGCCCGAAATAAACATCGGGCTTTTTAAATATTAAAAATTGATATTTCTAAGCCCCTTCCACAAATTCCTTTAACCGATACAACCTATCAATAGCCGGATTGAAAAATTGGTCCGGATAATGCTCTTTAATATCATAGATATTGGTTTGTACATAAATCTTAGAATCGGTGATACGTTCAGCTTCACTTAGTATAACCTCTTTGGGTAATTGTGCGGTTTCAGCCCATTTTATAATGGCTTTCACGCTTTCTTCATCATAATTATAATTTGCCATAGCTTTTATCTTTTTATTTTTCTATAAAATCCAACTTGTAGCCTAATGCATCAGCTATCTTACTCAGTAGATCGATGCCGGTACTATATCTTCCTGTTTCAATTCTGGCTATATTGCCAGGTGCAATATCTGTCAGCTCTGCAAGCTTGGCCTGCGATAGACCTTTGGACTTTCGGATTTCAGCTATACGCTTACCGATTCGTTCTCTGTCATTCATAATGTTTTTGCTACGTTTTTATCCTCCCATGTGCAATAATTACAATACCACTGGGCGGCAGGTTTCATAATCTCATTGATAATCATTTCACGATCCTCATCCTTGTCAAGAGTGGCACAGTAATACAACGCGGCTATCATTGGTTCTTTTATGCCGTATTGGTCAACATAAGAAAAATTATATGCCAAAACTCCTTCAGTAAGGAAAGGGACTTCTTTGTCAAATATCTCTATTATACTTGCAGAAGGAATATGTAATATTACTATTCGTCCATCAAGGATATTATCCTTTTCGTGCTCTGATCCATCAATAAAAGCGAAGTCTGGTAAGGAGAGTTTTCGTAATTTTACCATTTTTATGCCCGTCATGCCGATAGCACAGCGTTAAATTAGTTCTTTTCTATCATCTTTGCTACTTGTGAACCTCCAGCATTAAACAAATCAATGGCTTGTTTTGCATTCATCTTTCTAATCTCAAAAGATCTGTAAGAAGTTGCAGGTTGATTAGTCTTTTCAGTAGTAAACACGGTAACTTCTCTTCTTGCTTGTTTCGCAAGGCCTGCTCCTGACAGCTTATTATAGCGTCTTTCGCAAATCATTTCTCTTAACTGATCAAGATTAACAATTTCTTTTGTTCCCATGTTGTTTGTAATTTCGATTAAAGTTTTCATAATCTATCGCCGCTTATCCGTTGCCGCCGGTTCTAATGATTTGATATGCAAATATACTATCATATTTGATAGTATGCAAGTATTATGAAGATTATTTTGATGTGTTATATAACACAAAATTGGAAAGTTGATATTTATAGTAATTCCGGAACGATGCAATTTGTTCTATTTTTCTTATTTAAAAATTATCTACCCCGTGTTTTTTCTGACCAATCCACAATTTATTGTTCTATTTTTCTATACTATCTAAAAATACCATATATATTCAACAAAGACTCCGTTATATTTCTCTCCCCTTGGTACAAAGTTGAATGCACCATCTTTCTCATATAGTATATAAATACGTCCTTCCATTTTAGCAGCCACCTTAGCAAGTGAACGCATGCGGGAAATATCCTCCATCCTCTTACGATTCTCACAGCCACAACTCATAGACCAAACTTTCTAAAGTAATCCTCTAGTCCCTTTTTTATAAAATTCTCCATAAAATGTCTTCTGGCATAAGAACTAAACCTGTATATGGCTTGCCCGTACTTTTGCTCAATGTCATTGCTAAAGCTCACTCCCCTACTCTCTATCCTTAATCCCTTATCAATAGGTACTGCGGTAATAGAGTCGTGAAAATCTCCTCTGATTATTAAGTTAGGTGTTTCAGGAGATCTACGTATTCCAAACCATGTAACATCATATGGCGGTCTTATTTCCTCCTTCCATTTCATGTATCTTCGCGCATTTTTATAAAAACTGCCAGCTTCCTTTGTATTAAAGTAGGGATCATTAAGATAGGTAGGACGTAATGGCTTGTCATTGCCGTTAATACCGGCATTCAACTGTTCTCTTATATACGCTTCAAACATGTTCTTATTTTCATGCAAAAGCTTCTCCAACATAGGAACAAGTCCTTTGGAGAATTCCATATAATTGTCATATGCCTCAAGAAATGTTGCCATGGCTTTAAAAATAATCAGGGGAAACTTCACAGCTTCCCCCTCAAGTACTCAAAATCTAAAAATCACAGTTCATACTTGACACCTTTTATGTCGTCGTATATCTCAGCAAGCATTTTCTCCCTATCCTCTAACGGCCTGTCAAGAAAAAACAGATTCTTGTGCATTTCGATGAATTCCCTCTTCTTCATTTTCTTCACAAGATCATCATTGAAAGTCACATTCTCTACTTTCATGACCAGGCTTCTATACCGGTAATACCGTTGGCTTGCAGAATTGAGGGTTTGGCAAGCTTAACCGTGCCTGTAGCCGTAATTACTCCATCTTCATAGGAAACACCGGTTGCACCCGGGAGAACAGTTGCCGCCTTATCAGCTATAAGACTGCCATAATATTCGGTTACGTCAAGATTGCCATAGTGTTCTCTCAGTTTATACTTATTATCACCGTCAGCCTTTACCATCTCAACGTATACCAAACCTTTCAAAGCCTCAACTACATCAAAGTCACAGGCTTTAATATTCGCATTCTTAATGTACTTTTCATAGTCCTTGAACATGGTTGCAACCGTCAGGTTAGCTTCCGTACCGGATGAATCCCAATCCTGCCCTCCCGGATACACACCGGAAAGAGGAATGCCGGCAAGTTCTCCCGTACCGTCGTTCATGCCATAAATGATATTATTCTCATCTACAAAGTAAGCGTCAAACGCCACATTCTTTGCGGCCATCAGATTTGCTTTTAAACTGAAATCATAATCCGACAAAGTCCACACATCATTCTTTGCAGAATAGCTGGTTACTTTGGTAGGACCATAACCCAATGCGGAAGTCTGTGCCTCTCCACCGGAAGGAGCGTATTCCACGATTGTCTTTAGCGGGAATATTCGATCCGGTCTGTCTGCGTGACAGGCTTTTTCAAACTCCTCGGCAGAATATGTCTCCGGAAGCTTATGACCGTGAATGGTCAAAATGATAGCTTTTATTTTTCCAGGATCAAGTACGCAAACGGAATTACCCGTATTGAATGTTGCCAGTCCCGGACATTTTCTAAAGTCTGTTGCCATAACATTTAATATCTTTAATTTTCAAATTCATTTGTTTTATCTCAATAGCATCGATAAAGTCGCTAAAGGGTTTCCCGTCCTCTCCTATCACTCCAACACGCCCATAACGGTAGTTTTCCGTATACAGATGAGGAATATTATCCTTAAACTCAACATCTATGGATCTGTCCTTCTTTATCTCCTCAATGAAGAGATCATAGATAGGTCGAAGTATCTGTTCAAACGATGTTCTTTCACGGTCTTCATTGGTATATTCCTTCAGGGTATTCACCATTATGATAAACTCCAAAGAAACCGTTCTTTTAGGCGCGGTCCTATCTTCTGTAAACGGGGAATACAAGCAGATAATAGGGAATTTAAACTTACAGGTAGAGGAAGATTTGCCCCATTCTGTCAATTGAGAACTTATATAGGCCCAATCACCAAACAGAAAAGACACATTGCTCCCGTACTTCTCAGCCACACGCTTCACTACATCTTCAAATATCTTATTTATCGACCTCATATCCCCATACTATTAATCCGGCAAATCATGGAAGGATCAAACCTGACTCCTTCATACTCATCTGCCTGAAGTAATTGATACACTCTTTTATTCATATCTACCATGTCATTCCAAGCTCTCATCTGGATAACCATCGGCGATACCGCATCATCATCTGCGGAGGTTACAGTACCTACTCTTGTGACGCTGTAATTTCCTTCCTTTATATACTTGAAGAAAATATAGCAGGCTATAGGGCTATACTTTTCAGAAAGAAGAGCAAGGAGCTTTTCCCATTTATCGACATTATCTTCTTCTGAGTTAAGATAGTCTATGAATTCACTACACATATTTTCACCGAGTATCTTGCGAAGGTATTCACGCTCATACACCGTAATGTAATACTCTATTTTCTCACGTTCGGCATCTCTGGTCGTGGAAGGAGCACCAGTATCAGGACTCAGACCGATACTCAATAACCCGGTGAAATATGCATAGTCAATTATCATATTAATCTACCTTTTTGTCTTTTTTCATCAAATCTTCACAACCGGAAGTCTTAGCGGAAGCCATTACTTCTGCCGAATTCTCCACTACTCCCATCTTAGTCCATTTCATCGCAATGGGAAGAGAGACATAAGTCTCATCACCGGTTTTAAAAGCACCAAAGTTTTTGATGAACTTAACCGGATATAACTGAGAAAGGTCCATATAAATGACTCTCTCTTTGGATTGCTTACTGGCTATTTCATTTCTTTTCATTGTATACCTCCTTACGATGCTGATTTAGTGATTGCTGTGATTACATTCGCATAAGTATCCGTGACAAAGGCGGTCTTGTACTGTGCCTTAACATATGCGAGAAGTCTTTTTTCCATGACAACTGTCAGACGGTTATGAGTAAAATCGTCATTTTCCCAACCAAAGCTGATAGTAAGACCGACATAATCACGAATAAACAGATATCTGAAATCACCCATTGTAAATGAGCCGATTGCCACGTTAGGATCTTGTACAGCACGAAGACCGGAAATCAGCTCGTCACCGACTTTAAACGGACGGATGTAGTCGCCATTTTTGTTCTTCGTAAGCTGCATATTGGCATAATCTACCGGATTCATGCGCACCGCATTGGGAGAATACACCATATTACTTGTGCTGACAATCTGAGTATAAGCAGCCACAATAGCATCATACATATTAGGGGATTCTACTTCAAGACCGGTCAACGCAAATGCCGGGAAATCAGCAGCAACACCTTTAATGTTACCGTTTTGACCATCACCGTTCAAAATACCGTCTTCTTCCTTAGCATCCATTTTACTCAATCCTTCAGCTTGAAGTTCAGCAACAAGCTGAGGAATATCCTGCATTACCTCAGTGGTAATCTTGAAAGTAACAGCAACCTTTCCGGCTGTAATAGTCTTGTTATCAAGTTCCGCTTTGATGGCAGGTTTCAGTCCACCTTCCGGAACCCAACCGGCATCACCGGTAACATTCTTCAGCTCGGCATAGATAACCTGAGGAGTTGAAATTGAAGCCACATTAGACAACTCCCTCAACATGCTTCTACGTCTGGGAGCTACGGAGATATTAGGATCAATCGTAATTCCTCCGGCAACTACCCCGCCACCGGAAGTAGTGGTGACTTGTGGATCAGCTTTCACAATCAGATCCACTTTCAAACCACCGGCTTTCTTGATAGCCTCAACATCAACCTTTTTTGTCCCGTCTTTCTGTACCAAGAAATCTTTCAAATGCATCTCAAGTTGCTCATGCACACTCTTTACACGAAGTTCGCCATTAGCGGATACTTCTGTAGCTGCTTTCATCTTGAGGATACTTTCTTCAATATCAGAAATCTTTTCCTCAAAAGTTTTCTTATCTACAGCAGCGGCATTTTGCTTTTTGAACTCATTGACAGATTGCATGGCGGTTTTGATTGACTCACGCAAATCTTCAATTTTTATCTCATCTTTGATGTATGACTCGCAAGCTTTTCCTAATGCCTGGTCCACATCTTCCCATTTCTTCTTATCTTCATCTGCCATGCCAGAAGTGTCGATAAGGTCCAGTAAATTCAATTTCATAATCAATCTTGTTTTTTTAGTTTAAAGTTATTGAACATTGACTTGTCGGCTCTTTCTTGTTCAGGTGCAGCTTGACCAAGCTCCGGCCTGAAAGAAGCAAGTGACATTGCCTTTGCTACTATTTTTTGTATCTTTTGCTGTTTAGCGGAACCAATGTTAGAACACAGGGAAGATATCTCATCGTTAAGCTGCTTATATGCCTTATCGTAATCTTCCTGAGACTTCAAACCCAGATATTCCGTCTCTGCATTACAACCGAAAGAGACAACGGATAATTCATGCAGTTTTACTTCCCTGACTATAAGCGCCTGCCGTTCTTCATCCCATTCGCAATTGTCCCATACATACTGATAACCTATTGAGAATTGGTTAAGTGTTCCGGATTCCAGCTGTTTTATTGCACGATCTCCCAACTCTATTTCATCCACATAAGCCTCAAAATAAAGTCCCTTTTCATCCTCTCTAAGAAGAGTAGGGAAACCAATCGGCTCATCCATATTATGCATCCACAAAAGGAGAATCTTATCATTTGCATTACTTTCCGGTCCTCTCTCCTGAATACTCTTGGAGAAGCATCCTTTAACCAGGATATCACCCGCCTTATCCTTATTTCCAAATACAGCTGCATAACCGGTTATGATACGTTTTTCAGAATCATACTGGGCTTCCTTGGAATTGATAGAAAAATACTTATATTGCATTCCTATCTTACCGCTATATTTGCTTTTCATTTCTTTCATAATCGTTGCATTATTAATTTATCACACAGATGTCGTACCTAATGAAGTAAAATTCCCTTTGGGCTTATCCGGATCAATATCCATATATTGAGCAAGCCATATTCGACCTTCATCATGCGTTATATACTGACTCCTTTCAAGACGTTCAAGTGCATCAGCTACCTTGACAATCGCATCCGCCTCGGTCTTTTTATTCGCTTGCAGACATTCAACATCCGTAAAGTCTATCTTAACCAAGACATTCTCCGGACAGATAGAGCGAGTAATGCATTGAGCAATTTTGCGAGAATCCGGAATAACAACATCCTGATAAGCGGAAGTCATGGCAGCTGCCTGATTGTCATATTTCGAATCATCAAAAAGAGAAGGATTAACACCGATTGCATTGGCTATTTTCTTCGTACACCTTTCATCCTCTTCAAACAGCTTTAACTGGGAAGAGTTATAATCAAGGGGAATCCATTTGAGTTTCTTCCGGGTAACAAGAATAGGATATTCTTTATTTACCAACCCGAATTTCTCCTTGAACTTATCCTTAATTTCCTTTTCATCATCGGGTTCCATGGCCACATTTCCCATTTCATCATCATAGTCATTGCATAATATTCCTTTCGGACCACCATTTACTAATAATGTATGGCTGGCGGACATGGAAGCAACCCAATTCGATACAGGCTGTGAAAGACTATCAGTAGCAGTTTCAAATTCAATGTCTGCATTAAAGCTATTACTGTTAAAAGAGAGAAGCGCATCATATATGATAAAGTATTCATAATCCTGGAATTCGGACTGAATTCCTCCCCATTCAATATATGCTCTGGAAACCACCTCTTCTAATTTATGCTGACGGAAGAACTTACCTGTCCCTTCCAGATGAAATAATTCAGCCGGCAATACCCACATTGCCTTAGGTGTACTGCGGCGTGCCGCCCGGACGACTGATATCGGGCAGTAGCCAAAGGCCTTGAGTGATATTTCAACTTGCTTTATAAAAGATGAGAAGGTTTGTAACGGATTAGGTTGGTTCAACAAATCACGTATGTCGGAATATTCACTCTTTTCATTTCCCTGAGCATCCGTTACATAAGGAACTCCACGGGACATCATCGTACCTATCTTGTCAACAACCGTAAAAAAAGGAGTACATGCAAGTAAAGCCTCAGCCTTATCCGAGTCATTAGTCATGTCATAATCAGCCTTCCAGCGGAAACGTTTACCAAACAGATCAGAGAGATACCAATAATTTCCCGCTGCGTCCTTTTCCACCCGATTTACATTTCCTAACGGAACCGGCACAGATTGTTTCTTGCTTATTTTATTAAAAATCCAGCTTTTTGCTCCCATAAAAAAAGAATGATTACCCGTATAGATAATCATTCTCTCCATGCTTAAGTCTTTACGTACATATAAATACCGAGGTACTATATAAGTTCCGTGCAGCTTCACACGGAGACAATGAATTATCAATGCAAACTTAACTTTTTTCTATATCAAAAGCAATAGCTATTTTCTATATATTTACAAATACCCCATTTATTTCTATTTATGTTCACTTTTGTGCGGAAAAATTTTCGATCTTATACAGTAAGACACCAAAGCACACAAAGCATTCATTGCAGATTTACGACTGGAAGGATAGTCCAAGAGATCATTTATGAAGTCATGATATCCAAGTCCAGAGTTATAATCAGGATTAAAACGGCAGCACTTCTTGGAATAGTTTATATAAGCCGTTATTCTTTCATCCACATTCGCATTGTCTTTTATTCCCCAGACATTCATTTTATGACCTCTTAAGTCGGACAAAAAATGCTTGTATTGGTTGCTGCATTCAACTATAACCTTTTCAGGAGAATGATCTTTTATGCCTTTAATAAAAGCCTCATCATCAAACATAGTGGTATATAGAATGTCCTTAATATAAATATATTCACTAATAATGCACCGGAGAAGAACCGCCCTTCCCTCACTTTGAGGAAGCAAGTAGCACAAACGTACACCTTGCAATTCAAAATCCGGCTTATAATGAATCAATTCATCCTCTCCTACACTACTTCGTTTACGGCTCAAAGAGAAGTCAATGTATTCATTCTTAAATATCTGATATATGACATATCTTAAAGTATCACAGATATGACCATATTTCTCATATGATTGTCCTGTAGCCTTATTCTTTACCTTTGTCTTAAGCATACCGCCATTTACGTCTTTTTTGGCGTTATTATAATCCGTGATTGAATTTCGGCAAGAATCATCCACCACAAAAGACATGCCTCCACCATTAGACAATATGTAGTTTACAAACGCTCCGGTCATCGCCACGCTAGGATTGCTATCCGGAATGCGCTCTTCAACCTGATAGTTCTTCTGCAAGGTTTCAATGAACTTATCCAGGAAAGACCTTTTCTCTTCATCAATCGTATTTCCCGATTTTGTGCTTGCATCGCCATACAGATAGAGGACATTATCATACGATAAGGTCTTTAGGTATTCTGCCGCCAATTCTGCCGCCTTTGTCACAGTATTAAAAGGATCTTCCGCACATATTTCATGAAATTGGCGGATTTGCTTTCTATCTTCCTCATATTGATAGAAAGTCATAGATATATAAGGAAGAACATTATTGTCTATGGAGATATGCACAGGATATTCATTATTGTACTTAACTTGCGTAATATGGCGATTTGAATCAAACGAATTCAGGAATTCACCTCCCGTCTTTATGCTTCCCCACTCTCCCAAGGCATATACCCTATAGAAGTTATAATCATGATCCTTATACCAAAGATAGTTTGCAATGGTCTGTTTGTCATAATAGCCATATTTCCCGTCCGGAGAGCCGACTACCCAAAAATTATTCCTATATGTAGAATGAAGTTCTAATGTATCAGGCTTGTATTCTTCAGATTTACCCGTGCGTTCATTAAATATATTCTGTGATACATTGCTTCGCTTAGAGGTAATTGTACTATACTCTTTCCCCAACGGTTTGCCGGTTATTGAATTCCGAGCCTTGCCAAACATATCGCAAGGCATAGTATTCCATTTATAGGTATCCAGGATTTTTGTTTTGATCCATAAGTCTTCAGAAGTAGGATTAAAGTTACAGATAATTTGAAGGCCCGGTTTACCACGTAAGCGGAAACGGACTTGCGTGAAATCTTCATATTCAAAGTCGGTAGTCTCTTCCATAACTACCCACCTGTAATTGGTTATACTCTTTATCTTCTCCGGATCATCCAGACCGGTAAAATCTATTTTAAGCCCATTGTAGCATACAATTGTGTTTTCCTTAAAGGTAAAGTACCTCGCCAGGCAAAGTTTCCTGATTTGCACCTTGAATTCTTCATAGACAGTATTTTTCAAACTTGTAGATACTTTCCTGATAACAAGCGCAGACCCTTCACCTGAAAAAACCGACAAAGCAACTGCTTGTGCAGTAGAAACCGATTTCCCTGAAGAAGAACCGCCCCTATTGAATATATAGCGAATATCCGGATTACGCATGGCATCACGAATATGCCAGAATAGCGGATTAAAAAGCTTATATGAAAAGATCAGTTCACTCATCACCAACTATAACCCGAATATTTAGATTGTTATCACCTGTATTCGCTTCCCATCCAAGCATACGGCTAAGACGGCCCAGTGCTTCAATCTTACTATAAAACTTAATTTCAAGCCCTTGAGAAGTGCTTTTGATTGACTGGATACATGACAAAGCTTCATCGGGAATTTCATCAAGAGACTTAATAATAAATTCACCGCTAACAGAATCTCCAATTTGCCTTATATTAAGATTGGCAATATTGGAAAGTATTCGGATGGCATCTTCCTTTTTTATATCCGATTTCCTTTTAGCCTCAGTCTGGAGCTCTGTTACCCTACCCAAAACCTCCCCATTTTTTAAAAGTTCGGACGCACGTTTCCACACGGTTTCATCCTTCCATTTCAATGAGCTCGGATAGGCTCTCCTGTAAGCTTCTGATTGATTTCCACATTCTACATAATAGTTGCAGAAGTTTTCTTGTTTTGGTCTTAACATAATCTATTATTTTTGCTTTTAAAGATAACTATTATTCCGCTATTTAAAAAGCACAGAACAAAGCGTTATAGTTTTATGCGGGATTTTATCATTTTAGTCTTATACCTCTCGTTATTTATCCGTGTAACACACATACGGCATCTTGAAGACTTATATTTATACAACTTCCCTCCACGCTTTATTCGGAAGTCGTAAAATTTATCCAAATAGTAATATCTATGGCAGCGAATACATCGTTTCATTTCACGCCCATTTGAATCATACTTCCTATTCGCAACCCTCCTTACCAACAAGGCACATCCCTTACATTCCGGATCCTTATCCCTATATCTCCTACAATGTGCAAGAGACTTATTGCCACACTTTGCAAATGCGTGGCAATCAATCCTTGTCTCTTTATTCATAATCTCTCTATACTTAAAGCCTTGACATTGTTATACCATTTATTTTCCTTCTGGAAAGCCTCTACTACAAATCGAAGCCTGATAACATCACCTACAGAAAGAGGACTGTCTACAGGACCTTCAAAACTTGTCATTGAGAAACGCATCTTGCTATGGTAACGTTCTGAAGTTTCCATAACATAATCTCGCCTTTCCCAATCCTTGCCATCTTTAGTTATTCCACGTACAGGAGTAAATTCATATAATATCTTACCTTCAGCTTCACATTTCATTTCTTTCGTTGGCATAGCTTTTATTTTTTATTGATATTAATATTATTATTTTTATCTGCCCCTTAAGTCGGTTACCCGACTACCCTTCGGGCAGTATAGGACAAGTTGCCGAAAACTGTTAAAATCAGCACTTTTTTCATTATACACTATTGATTATCAGTATTTTAACAGCGCACCATATGGTGCTTTTTAATATTTTCGCAACTCATTGATTATCAACACATTACAAAGTTATATTAAAAGGCGTAGTATTCCCTATCTGGAAATAGGACAAAAGCTTATCCTTATATTCCGTCTCAAGAGGACTTATATCCTCAACATACTTGAACTTCTCGTCAGGCCAACTACGAGCAAAATTACGGATCGTCTCCCACTGTTTCTTAGTCAGCATACCATCAAGATACATCTTCTTGTACTTTTCTTTATATCGGGCTATACCTATCCAGTTTATTTCACGTGCCTTATCAAGCTGCGAGATCTTAACGCCCTTGACTGCGGATAATCCGCGAATAAATCTAATTTCCGACCAGTCCCTATAAAATATCCTTCCTGTCTTAGACAGAAACAGGCTACTTATAAACTCAGACATAGGCACAGATTGATGCCTGTATATTGTTTCAATCCGCAATATATTGTTACCAATATTATGTCCTTTCTCAGCAGCCTCAAAAGTCTTATCATAAGCCTTAAAGATTTTGCGGAAATATTTGCTTTTCTCGGTAGTTACCTGTCGGTACTCGGAATAATTAGCATCATTCCAAAGTAAACGGCCGGATGCATCCCTCATCATTCGTATATACTCATCAGCAGGACGGGAGAGCTTCATTGTAAGACCTACTTCGTAATAGACAACCACAGCATTCTCCGGCCTTACACAAAGCCTCAGCAATAGTTCTTTTATTGTTCTTACGGCTATTGCAAAAGTTAGTGGACGGCTATTGTCAAGCCTACCTGTTTTACTTTTGGTATATAACTTATGAATCGAACATTTACAACGTAAGGAACTACCATGAATCTCAATAAAACACCCATCAAAGTTGGCGTAGGCGGTAGATTTATAATAGATCTCATCTCCCTCAGTACATTGCTCCAGGTAGTTCCTTAACACAACGGTGTCTATATCCGCAGTGTCTATCGTTGCTTTTATGGTTACTTTATCAAACATTTTCTTTGGTAGTAGTTACATTTACGATTTGATTCCGCTACAAAAGCGTGCGATTTGAATATACTGCACCATACAATCTTCGGCCAGCCTATCGGATCGGAAGAATTAATGCAATTGATGCATTGTATCAAGTCTTCTTTCTGCAATTTAAGCACCTTTGCTGTCTTTGCCGACATATATGTTCAATTAATGTTTAGAGTCAGAATCTTCTCGGCTAACAACAGTTCCCTTACCAGTTTTATCAATGATAATGCTTTTGCCATCTATATTAAAAGACGTGCGACACCCATCAGGCAAGGAACAAAGGAAACTACGGATTACAGGAGAATCGGCATTTTTCCCCGTTTTATCTGTAGCTCCATCTTCATCCGGAACAATATATGGGAATACATCCATAAGGGGCGTTTCGGATACTAAAGCGATCTGATAATCCGCCATCGTACCCTTCATACCTTCATCCAGTTTCTTAACAGCATCGCGCAGGTCGGCAGCTTGTACCAATACCTGAGTGGATGTTTTCTTTTCAGCTCCACTCTTTTCGTCCAGAGTAATAAAGATCAGTTTACACTTGAACCAACGGTCGGCAGCCTCTTCTTCGCTGGGGAATAATTCGCTATAGTTGGCACGTTTGATGTCTGATACTGTAAATTCGCCTGAAATAAAAGGAATCATCTCTTCTATTATCCGAGCCTCAGCCTCCGTGAAACTGAGTGCGTCCACCAAATAAGGCTCTGTAACTTTCTTGTTCATACCGTTTGCCATCACTTTTTCGTAACGGATCTTGCACTCAAACCATGTTTTCATATTTCCAATCATTTTATATTAAAAATTATTTATACTCTTATTTTCTAAAAAACATATCCCCCGAAATAGATCGGGCAGTATCTTCGCTTGTCAACCGTATATATCGGAAGAAGTTCTGTTCGGACCTATGCCCGGTGAGCTTCATTATTTCAAATGTCTTCATCCGGCCGGTGAGGTACATATTAGTTGCAGCACTTCTTCTGGCTGTATGGCTTGATATCAACTCCCATTTCTCACGGGTTACGGTTTGTAATTTCCCTCCTTTGGTAAATGAGTAGGTAATTTTATCATTCAGCCCTATCTCCCGCATGATTACTTTCAGGTACTTATTGAAATACTGAATGCACAAGCCACAAGGAATGCTACCGTTGTATTTCGCAAAAATTTCTTTCACATAGTCATGAGCCGGCACCTTTACGTCTACATTGGTTTTCTTCGTCCGTTTGATAATATACCCATCCTGAAGATTATCTTTGGTAAGGGATGAATAATCAGAGTATCTTAAGGCCGTAAGACATCCAACTACAAATAAGTCTCTTATGCGTTCTTTTGCCTTTCTTTTGTCCTGCTTCTCAAACTTATAATAATAAATTCTTGTGATCTCATTCATCGAAAGAAACACCGCATTCGTCTCTTCTAGGCGCATATCAATCTCATCATAGGTTGAATCGACTGCATAATTGTATTGACTTGCTTTTCGTACCATAGACTGTATCTTTAAGATATACCCAACAATTGTATTATGTCTTAAATTCTGGTTCTCCAAGTAAATTATGAAATCATCCAGAAATTCCTCAGTAATCGAATTGGTGAAAATGTCGCAATCGTACAACTTGGAAAATTGGTCGATATGCTTCATAATGGCATCATAGACTACTGCATAGTTTGCAGACTTGCGTCTGGATCGCTTTTCAAGTACTTCGCGCATGAAACCGGTGAAGTAGATTCCTTCAAGTGGCTTCTCTTGGCGGAAGTGGTTAATGTAGTCCTTACGTACTTGGACGGTCGGGACCGAGGAAAAGACTTGCAATGCTGCGATTATATCGTTTTAAAGGTTACTATTGATATTCATATCAAGGGAAGAACTTCCCTCTATAATCTCTATTCCATCTTCACAGGCTACATTCTCACAGAAAGCCTCCTTTTGATGGAATTCGCACCATCCATTGCCGAATGAATCTTCATAGGCAAACAACTTACATTCACTGCATACTTGTCGATTATTCATTTATTAGTATTTCTAAGGAAAATCAATAATTCTTTTGTTTCTCTGAGTGTTAACCCACGTCGATCATTAATCGCTACAGTCAGCTTATTAAGGGCTTCATTTAGGTTCCCAATTATGAAACCGCTACCACCACATCGCTTACATTTAGTCAACGGTTCGATACCACGTTCATAGGCTTCTGCACTGCTATACTGATAATACCTTTTATTTTCGATCCAGCCATGCCCATTGCATACATCGCACTTCATGTTTTATCTTTATGACTAGATTTATGACGTCTCACATCTACCCAAGCCATTGATATTGCACATACAAGATTAATAATGCTTGTTACAGCAAGTATTTTGGTAAGCCATTCTATTTTTGCATCATAGGCCAACAAACATGCGATGAGTGAAAGCCAGAATGTTATTTCTTCAAATTGGTACTTCTTCATTGCGGTATTTTAATTTTCGATTCTAATTATCTTACCACTCTCTAATATCAGGTATAAACGGCACTTATAAGCGATAGCACTTGCCCATTGATGAGCATATTTCAAATACTGGTGCAATTTATACCTACCCGGATTTTTCATCATTTTTTTACATCCTTCTCTTCATGATATTATTCGTTAAACTTAGGTATCGGCATCCACATATCACACACATACCCACCATAGTCGTCAAATTCAAAGCTAGGTAGGGTTGCAACACATGGCAATCCATCAGGAGAGATAAATATGAATCCACTAACAATGGCTTCATTGGATACCATTCGGCAAAGTACAAGTTCACTTTCATCAGGCAATTTGTCTTTTACCAACGTCCACGGAGATTGCTTTGCCTGCCATTCCGCACCAGCTTCGAAGGCCTCCCTAAGAATATACATTTCATGTGTTTTCCCATCGTAATCCATTCCATAGTGATTTTCTACAGCTTCTATAGCCGCTTGTTCTAATGTCTGTTTCATACTTTTTATGATTAAGCATTAATTAATTCATTGAATATCTTCAGATAGTGCTCCGATTCTGCCGCAATATCCTTTCTTCCCGATTCGTTACAATAATCTTCGACAAAATGGCGGAACGCTTCAGTAGCTTTCTGTATCATTTCCTTTTCAGCAACTTCAACAGCAGCTTCCGCATTCTCGTAGCATATGTGACCTCCATCATATGAACGTGCTAATATATTCTTGGCTGATTCTGATTTTATTATATCCATATTTATTAGTTATACATTAAATCGTTCGATACAAATTAGTCTACTTTGAAACATTATGTAATAATCACTATCAATAAGGGCGTTTAATTGGTTTAAATCTTTTCTATTGATAGTTGTCATCCCTTGATTTATTTTCCCAATAATTTCACCGGGATGTACGATTACTTCTGTAATCCAGTCTAAACGATTGAGAAAATCAATTATTTCAATGTCTAATTTTAATTTTTCCATATTCTTGTTCCTTTCTACTTAGTTATGAAGTTAAATCGTTCAATTCATATTCATACCTTCGGAAGAACCTTCCATCTTTAGTCATAACAACATAAGTTATAAACGATACGTCCGACTTGTTCAAGGTCTCTACGGCAATTACTTCTGCCTCTAACAGGCCTTCATCCTTAGTGAACTTGACCTTGTCACCAATATTAAATTTAGTCTCTATTTTCATATTGATTAGTTTTATTCGTTAAACTTCGTATTGGCATCCAATGAGTAATACGAGCCAAAGGAGAGTTTGGCAAGAATATTCGATGATCCGATTCCCATTGACCATTTCCATAATACAATCCAGTAAAGTATCCTTTATGAGAATCTTTCCATTCTACAGTAAAAAAGACACCTGTATTTTCCTCTGGTAACTGCTCTTCTACGCTTATCCACGGTTTTTTTTGCTTGGTTCCCTCCACAAAACCTTTCGCATAAATTTGTCGAAGATAAACTTCAATCACATGAGGTTGGTTTATTCGATTAGCCAATTGGCTTACTATATCTTTTAGCTTCAT